GACTAAACGGTACACTCCATCGTCACCCTGGACAAGAGCGTCCTGGACATGACCCTTACATAGAGTAGTCGCATAAGTGACCACCCAAAGGTTGACAAGACTGCCAATCAGGTTCGTCAACACCGAACCTGACGGGATACCACCACGACGAGCCTCTCCCTCGAGAAACCCAGCAGGAGTAAATATCCCACACCCGCAAAATGCATCACAAAGATACATAATATGCGGATGCCAAGACCTATCAAACCACCCACAAACCAATTGAAAGACCCGACGAATGATTGGCTCCGGTATTGAAGCATCAAAATTCGAGAAATCAATTGAAATGAGTGGTCGTTTCGAACTACGCAAAAGACGTGTAACGGCGGAATCAACCGCATTGCGACCATCCCATGCGCAGAAGGTTTCAGAACCTCGAAGCGCATTAAGGAGTGGACCCTGGATCATCTTCTCCAAGTTACCAATCACACGACTGCCTTGATAAATCGCTCGAAACTTACAGAACGGCCCACCCCCACGTGGTTGGCCCCGAAAACCAACAACTCCCGGGTAGTAGTGAACAGAATCGTGGGGATACTTACAGCGAATGAGTTTCGCTGACATGTCCATCACATCTAGAACATGTTCGTGGCTCGAACTGAAGACAGGCCATCCGAGACCAGTTTTCGCCTGTAAGAAGGATTCCGCAGCCCGTCTCAAGGACCACGGAGTAACAACCCCCTTACGAACATCGTACAACCGTCCCACTGCGGCGTCAGCTGCGGCTAAACCAGGGCCACTGTATAAACTACAGTGGTGCGGTTCAAAATACCTACGGACTAGTACATCGATAGATACCCCATTATCATCTGGGGTGAGGTATGGTGGCCTCCTCGAGTACGTACCGTGTTTTCCCAGCTGATGTAACTCAGCTGACGCAAGCGCGGGGTGTAGATCACACTCAGTGGAGTTACGGAAGTGCCCGGAGACAACACCCCGAAAAGGATTAATTTCCCCTTTCGGTCCACGAGGTAATAACCTCGTGGTGAAGTCTTCAGTACAACCACTCTTCATGAGGCCCAAGCCGCTTCGCAACGATTGCAAAGCTCGCTCGCT